GGCAAAACATCGGTATCAAGATCTTCCCTGAAACGACCAAGCCCCTCAGCCACCGCCTCCCACTCATCCGCCACTTCATCCCGCATCGCCTCTTGGAATTCTCGGATAGCAGTAGCGCGCTCTTCCGGAGTTTCATCTCCAAGCGGATCCGGGGACTTGCCATGACGCTTGCGCCATTCCTCCTTCAACGCCCCATGCTTAGGCAAATCATAGGGACCTTCGGCAGCGTCGTATGACAACTGCCGTCGGATCTCATAATCCAACTCGTCGTCTGTAAGGCCATTAAGGATCTCGGGCTTTGCCCAAGTAAATTGGCCACCCGGATCGTGGGTTTCGCGTGGCTCAACAAGATCAGGTACGACATCCTCCGGCACGACATCTTCCGGTACGACATCCTCCGGCACGACATCCTCAGGTACGACATCCTCAGGCACGACATCCGCTGGCACGACATCCGCTGGGTTCGGCGGTGGCGGAATCGGTCTCCCCGAATCGTCCACAGGCCCAGCAGGTTCCGGCGTTTTCTTCGGCGTTTTCTTCGGCGTTTTCTTCGGCGTTGCCGCTTCGTCTGGCTTAGCCTTGAGCCTCTTTTTTAGATCGTTACGAAGTTTGCCCTTTGTCTCCTTCAGGTACTCCATGTATGCCATCAGCGAATCCTCTACGCCGTCCTTCAAGGCATCGTCCAAAACTGCTATGCGAGCCAGTTCCTCGTGAGTGAGTTTCTCTGGGTTTTTCCCTTTCAACAATGCGTTCCGCTCGGCTGTGATCGCCTCAGCATCCATGTTGGCAATGTCTGAGATTTCCCTCCTTTCCTTCCTAGCCGCGACAATTAACTTTATGAATTCGTCCGGCGAGTCCTTTCGATGCTTGCCCCGATTCTTAACTAAATGCGTTGAGGCTTCGTCATACAACTTCCCCGGCTTCAACCGTTGCAGATATAGCCTGTATTGATCATCATCCAACTCGTCTGGATCAATCACTTTCGGAGGCGGCTCTTTAGACTTAATGATCTTGTCTACTAGGTTGGGTGTTTTGGGTCCCGTCCGACTCCAATACTTTGCAGCATCGAATCCCGTAATATCCTTGTACATCTCCCGCAATTCTAGTTCGCTTAAACTATCCAGATATCTTTTCTTCTCGTCATAAGACATCAACTCAGGATTGTTCTTGAACCTGCTGGCCAACAGCATCATTACTTTTTCTAGTTTTGCTCTTGCTTCTTCTGTCGCCGCAGCGTCGGCCGCATCCTCCACCGCCTTCTTTGTCGTTGCGATTTCCGATGCCCTATCAGCGCGTTCTCCCTTCTCTATACGCGCTGATGTCAACCGGCGGCGATAGTGCGGACTCAACTTCTCGCCCTGCTGCTTAGCCCTCCTTGACCGTTTTTCCAGATCTTTAATTTCCGCTTCAAGTTCCTCATCAGTGAGATCAGGAATCCTCATATTGCGAGGCGTCCTCTTCTCAACGATCTTGCCGTCCTCGTCAACCTCCCAGCCGTCGCCGGGATTCCTTTCATCCCACGGCGTGGTGGGGAGGGGAACCTTCATTCCCCCCGGCGGGTGCCGTGGCTCCTTCTCCGGCAACACAAATTCATAATCTTCATCACCCGGCTGAGACACATAGCCCGGAGGATGCACATACTCCTTGTCCCTATTCTCCTTCGCTTCCATGTCCATCATGGATCGAATGAACTCCGCCCGGTATTCCGGATCAGTCCTCATCCTCTCGTTGTGTTCATCCCGATCCACACCCGCAGGCAATATCTTGTCGTCAAATATCGCCTCGTCTTCCCAATCCTCCTCCTCGTTTTCAATACCGGCCCGCGTCCGCCGGAAACGACGCTCCGCCTCCGATACGATCACACCCCTACTAACTTTGTTTGCTTTCCTGCGCGCCGCTGACCCCTTCGGCTTCTTCTTCATCCCCTGCCTTACGCCACTCCAACCCTCCATCATGCCGTCCAACCAGTTCCTCTGGTCGTCGCCCATCTGCCCCCGACGCTGCTCCTCAGCCTCCATCCACCGTTTAAAACTTTCCACCGCAATGGCGTTCTCCAACAGCCGTAGTTGCTGGTCCTCTACGCTGACCGCTTCCCGATGCACACGGGCAGTTTCCACATCCCTATCAGCCTGAAAGACCCGCCCCTGTGCGCGACGTATTGTGCGCTGGCCAGCAGGACTGTTCTGCGCCATGTATTGAGCGTGATAAGGCGAGTTTGGATCTTGCCCCGGCTTATATTTAACTATGTCACCAGCGGCATTACGCACGGTGTGTCGTTGGCCTGCAAGGGCGGTGGCAGGGGCACCCTCCGCCATCTGCCCCCCGCCCTGAGCATGAATCTGAGAACCAACATTACGTTCCCAAATGGTCCCCTCTTGGAGTAGCCCATCGCCATCCGCATCCCGCGCATCGCGTTTATAGGGGATATTGGTGCGCGCCTGCCGCCCGATACCCGGCAAACCCAAATCTGCCGAAGGCCCCATACGACGGGCACGACGACGACCCCTTGCTCTTCCTGCAATACGCCCTATCCTCCTAAGCGCACTGAAAGGACCTTTCTCACTTAAGGGATGAGCAAAATTGTATTCACTAACCAAATGCGCGTGCGCCCTAAACTCAATAGAGTTAAACTTGGATTCGATAGCATCCAAACGGGATTCAGTAAAAGTATCCACGGCTACTTAGTTTCCAGTCCTTTTTTAAACAAACCTTCATCCGACCATGCCAATGCGTCTGTATATAGTACCTTTAAATCTTCGATTCCACGGTCTGTAGACAAATGATATCTTGTCATAAGTAATGCTTCTTCTCTGTTCTCCTCTGGTATTTCTTTAAGATCCTCCATCAAATACTGTGCCACAAGTTCTACCATTCCAAGGCGCTCAGAATCGTTACGCGCACTGATATAGTCTTTCATCTTAATCGCAGTTCCTTCGCTGATCTTACGCATCTTCTTCCATATCCTTCAAAAAGTCTTCGACCTCATCGCCAAGCGACTCACCACGACTCTCCATTTCATTTGTTGCCGCCGCCAGTTTCAACTGATCACTCATCTTCGGCTCATGTCCTGCTTCCCGCCACCTCATTGCTTTCCGCCAAAGGCCATCCCTTTCAATGGTCAAGTCTTCATCATTCATAGTTTGATACCGTCGAAGCGCCTGCTCATATATATGTACCGTCCGCTCAGCATCTTCTGAGGGAGAAGAAGGAGGCATGAACTCGCTGGGATCCACGACTTGGGCACCCCCATCCCCATCACCTGTCAATTTTCCTACGACTTCCTTCAATGTGTCAGGATCGACATCACCGTCGTAATCGGACGGGAACGACATGTTGATCTCGTCGTACTCATCATCTAACCGCCGCACCGTCATTTCGTCCTCAATGGACATGCCGCCAAAGGGTTCGCCAGTATCACGATGAGCCTGATGCACGTCATCGACAAGGGGGTATTTGGAATCCGGCTGTCCAATTAGGCGACGCATTTCAGCACGGTTCTCCTTCATCTTTGCGTCCTTCTCTCTAGGGGTAGCGGTACGCAAAACAAACGGCTTCGTACCGAAAGAGCGTTCTTCCATCACTGTCTCAAGGTCTGTCAAATCGTCCGCGTGAAAACCAGTCATCCCCCCTTTTCGATCCTCCATGCGGACGCCGTCTCTATACACCTGCATTGGACCCCGAACATCGTATCTTTCGCCGTACTCGTACTCTCCAGCCTCCACCGCCTCATCATTATCGGCAAGAATCTTTTCGTATTCTTTTTCCAATTCTTCATCAGACATTGCCCTGAATTCATTCTTCCGATCCTCTCTGTAGTTCCACCGTCCCCGCTCTTTCCGCACTTCCTTTTCATGCTCGTAATCCTCATCCCTCCGCTCATCTTCTTCCGTGCGCGAACCGTTAGGACCGGTGCCGTAGTCAAAATCGGGATGAGCGTGGCGTTTAGCCAACTCCGCTTTCACCTCCTCGCGATATGCAGCCTCTTCCGGGGTCCAGTCCGGTACTTCTTCCGACAGTTGATAGCGAATATCAGTCTCGTCTCTCGCTGCATCCAGCGCCCTATACGCACCGTCAACGCTGTCAAGTTCCTGCCAAGTCATCTCTGTCACCGGTCGCTTCAGATCCACCTCATGCATGGGGCTGCCTACTCTGGCCGCCTGATTCCAGTCACGCTGTGGTGACGTTTCATCAATCGCACGAAGATACTCATCGAAAGTAATATGCGTACCCAACACACCATTCAAATCTTCATAAGACATGGTTGCACGCCACGTCATCGTCGCATCTGCATCTCCCAATTCACGACCCAACAACTCACTAATAGCCTTATTTTCTTCAGAACCAAACCGGTGCAAAGGAGTACCCTCTGCAAACTCTCCGTGTGTAAAGCGATTGTTCCGGTACCACGACGGACCCTGTGGTCCACCGAATCCATCAAACGGCAACCACACACCCTCGGATCGATAGAAAGGTTGGAGTGAACCATCTGCTTTTTGGACTCTGACAAATGGACGTTGGTCCAGCGGGTGGCCACCTATTTCTGAAACCCTCACCCCCTCGCCGATCCAACGCGTAGGAACAAGCCAATCCGCCGTACGCGCCGCAGGTTGATCTAGTCCTTTAGGCGTACCGGGGAAAAAATGATCCCCGCCGTAATTGTCGTCATCTTTCGGGAACGAATTGTTGATTGCTACCTCTTCATCCAACAGCCTTCCTAACCTCTCTACGTCTTCCGGCTCCATGTCTCCAAACTGTTCACGCAGTGACTCTCTGCGCGCTGCGCCACTTAGGTCTTCAGCGCCCGTATCGATATTCCTTCCACCAACTAGACGATCTATTTCCGCATCTATCTCTGACAGTCTTCGAACCTTTTCATTTTGAGAAGCGAGGCCGGTTCCGCCGCCCGGAACGTTGATGGCGGACTGGTCATCGGGATGTACTGCCCCAGCGAGATGCTCCTCTACCTCCCTCACCATCCCAGCGGCTTCTACATCCATTTCCCCTTCAACATTCATGTCCATGTCGAAAAATATGTTCCCCTCTGCGTCAATCTTGTAAGGATTATTACCCGGCCTGAATTGAATCTCCCCTAAATGATCCTGACCGTTTCTAATGTTGTAAACCTCAAATAATGCCGCCAGACGAACCGCGAAAAGATATTCCTCGTCATTCCCGAATAAAATCAAGCCATTATCCCCCAAATCCATCTCAGGCATATCCATAATCACCGCCCCCGGCTCCAGAGCCTCCATCGCCTCAATCCTCTTACCCAACTCTTCTTGAGAGAGACGCTTGGCTGCCCGCCTCATCTCTCGCCCGGCGGAGTCCTTCTTCAACTCCCAATTGATCATTAAGGCGTGCTGAAATCCCGACAACCGTCCAACGTCGATCGGCCCTAAATCATCTCGTGCCGGAGCCATGAGATGAGGCATGATCCCCACAGCGCGAGGATCCAACCCCCCCGGCAATTCACCTTCATCAATTCGAGACAACATTTCAATATGTGCTTTAAGATCAGTCTCAGACATGTTTTCAGCAAGGATTAGAATTGCACGGTATGCACGAAACAACAGAAGGCTGTCCTCATCCTCCGGACCGAGCGTCGCTATTATCGCATCCACTCCTTCTACGGACCTTTCGAAATACTCCTTCTTCTTCTCAGGATCAATCGCTTCAACCAAATCTGAACTCAAATCTCCCTGCAACTCCTTCAGAAGTCGATCTGATTCTTTAAGAATGTCGGGAGCATCCGCATCCAAATCGTCGGGAACTATAGGACCACCATCCGGCCAGCGACCCAACGGAGCATCGACATCGACCCCGGCCGCCACAGGATCGAAGCCCTCCGGCCAGACAGTCCTCCAACCATTCGCACCAGTCAAAATGGCATCCGTCAAAGTCGCTCTACTTAAATCAACACCCCGAAGGTCAGCGTCAGTTAAATCAGCACCAGTCAAATCAGCACCTTCAAGATTGGCACCAATCAAAACGGCACCTGTAAGATTTGCACCCTGAAGATCCATTACGCTCATATCCGCATCGGCCAAATTTGCCTCTTCAAAATTCGCCCCTGAGGCTTTTGCACCGAAGAAGCGTGCATTTCGAAAATCTGTTCTGACGAACTGTCCCCCCTCCAAGATCGCTTTTCTAAAGTTTGCATGCGAAGCCATAGCGTCAGTCATCTCCACTTCAGATAAATCTGATTCAGTGAAATCTGAACGCTCTATATTCGATTCACCCAAGTCGGTTCCAACAAACTTCGACTTCGATAAATCTGATCCAGACAAGTTCATTTTGTGAAGATCAGCATCCGGACTGTCAGCCCCCACGAAAGAACCATCAGATAGATCCAACTGATTCCATTCTTCTAAACTCTCTCCAGAATAATCACGACCCATCGGAGGCCGCTTCTCCTTGCCATCCGCATCCTTATTCCCCAGCCTCTCCTTCTGGGCCTTTGGCCATTCCCTATCCAAAAAGTTCTGCGTGAAATCCCACCACGCCGTGGCGACGGGTCGGGTCCTGCCTACTGGACGCCACTGAGTCCAAACCGGCGAATGTGACGGGAACGGCAAGCCCGTACTCTTCTTAGCCAACCGCGCCTCACGAGAATCGTCAGTATGAATTGGAACCCTTAGATAATCCCCCTTTTTATATCCAATACCACGTTCCTTGGCCCGTAGCAATACTTCACCGGACGAGTGGCCAACGACATCAAAACGATCTTCATTGAACCGGAAATCCAAATCTCCACCATCAAATTCAAGTATCCATCGCCCCTTCTTAAGTTCCTTCGCCATGTCCTTGCTTAGTTCAGACAGGAAAAAGCCGGGAATATCATCTATGTGCTTCTGCCTCCCCTGCGGACTTTTTTTAAGATATTCTCTGTAAAAGTTAGGGTCCCTTTCCATCCGCCAAGCACTCCGCCTCGCACCCCGTGGAACCTGCTCTTCTCCCCTTCTTATCTTCCCTGTAAGACCAATCTGGATATCCTCAAGCAGATGGTTATTCAATTTTCGCAACGATGGACGAAGATCGCTCCGATCTGGCACTATTATCTGCGGGCTATCCAAATCTTCCAAATCGTTATATCGAATAGCCGCCTCGATTTCAGACAACAACACCTCAGCATCCGACAGCGACATCTCGTGAACTGCATTCGGATCTAAACCCTCTGGATACCACCCGAGCCGGTGATCGTCTGGATTAACCCGCCCATACTGCGTATCCTTAGCCGTAAAGTTGGGGCCAGAAAGACCAAGCAGTTCCTCCTGTTCCGGCTCATCCGGCCGATTGGCCTCATTGCGCCGAGCCAAAGTTTCACGAGCGAGGTCTTGGATATAACTCATAATCACAGGACTAGGATCCGTAGCGTCATTCCATATGGGACGCAACAGCCCATCAGCCATTAAACCAATTTGCTCATCATCGAACATGTGTTCATTCGCTCGCCACCACTGACTCATCTCTTCCAAAGATGGCTCACCTTCACGGCCTTGGTGACGGCGGCGGCCTCGGCGACCTCGCTGCTTTCGGTGGCGTCGATGACGGTCAGGATCACTGGGATCACCGGGCGTGCGAGCCGCTTGATAACCCTCAGTGAAATCAGTATCGAAGATCCGTGGCCCGCTTCGAGCATCTTCCAACCACTCACCAACCTCGCCGTCCAAACGCACGGAACCGTCCCTAAACGGAGCGTTCGCTACCCACCAATCCCCATACCGGTCTGCTTCAGCAATCCCGGTAGGCGGGGAAAGGTCTTCATCCCGCCGAGATTCGTCTACTACCCGCCACGGATGCCGCCGACTACCCTTCGGAAGGAACCTCGAATCATTCAAAATCTGATGAACATGCAAGAAAGAAACATCATCATGCCTATTATGAATATCCAACAATTCCTCTAAAGCATTTGCCATATTGTCATTCAAAATAATCTGAGAATTAGAAGGACCATCCATTCGATAAGACCTAACAGTCCTCCCGATCGCCTCCATCATCTGTTCCTCGGCTTCAAGATTCCTAAAACCCGCCATGCCGAAAGCCAAGAGTCCTTCGTCTTTGCCGGAAAGAGTTGACTCAACCACTCCCGTGGCAGAAAGCGACAACTCAGCATGACTGCCCACAACAGTAGATAGCCCCATGTTTTTCACCCTGACAGGAAGCCTTTCAGTGATCCCCGAACCGGGCCTATCCAAATCCAGTTCTATGTTGTCAATTTTTCCAACAATGTTTCCACTCCGCCCCTTGCCCCACGACACCGCTCGCTCGATACTGCCGACATCGGACCACCCAAATCCTGCGATCTGTTCTCCGCCATAAAGTGTCTTTCCACCCGACCTTCGAGCAAGAATCTTTCCAGAAAAGCGAACTTCAATCTTTCCCTTATCTTGACGCACTCGCAACACTTTCGAAGGTGCATCCGCACCCCTCAAAAAATGAGTTCGAAGCACTGATGCCGGACGATCTGCAATATCGCTAGGATCAACGCCCCTGTCAACAATGAGAAATTCTAATTCTGGATCACGAGTAGACTGAATCACCCTCCCCAACAAGAACGCATCATCAACCAACGCTTCTAAAGCCTTTACGTCCCTTTCTCTCAACGGCGTTCCATCGGCTACACGCCGGAAAACCTCATCAATATCAACGCCGTAATCTGTAAAAGTCCATTTATCATTAGCGCTCTTAACCCGTACTGCTTTACCCGCCGCCAAACGTGCCCTCATCTGCGGCGCAACAATCCTTGCCAAAATTTGAGCATCCTCAATCTCAATCCTTGCCTTCTCAGGCCCATCCACATCGTCAACACTTTTTATTCTCAACCCACTTACAACCCTAAGAGCGGCATCATAAGCACTCCCCACATTTCTGATACCTTCGGCCCTAGTCGCCTGCAAAACGCGGGCCTTCAAAAGAGGAATCAATGGGTCACCATCGGGATTTCCCACGCCGTGGTCTATGAAGAAACGACGCGCTATCGCATCGAACAAACCGTCGGCTGGAACCCTCATCCTCCGCAACTGCATTCGGGCAGAACCAAGCCCATCCATGATCATTTCTAGTCGGGCTAAGAACTCTGCTGGTTTAGCAACAAAAGAAATATTGTCTTCTACCGCTTCCATCAACTCTTCAACAGTTCGTGCCTCAGCAATCCCTATGGGGCTCTCTCCATGGATCCACAAGTCTCCGACCATCAACACTTCTCGCGACTTGCTTGCCATCCTTCCATCTGTGTCAAATGGAGAATCGGTAGCACGAATAAGATCATCGATATCATCATCAGCATCAACTCGAATATTTTCCGGAGCATCCCTCAAATCACCGGGTCTTTCGGTCCTCATACGAAGCCGCTTCACCTGCTCCGCCCAGTCAGCGAATATTCGCTGACTATCGTCAGATGCGTCCACCAACCCTGAATAAGCAGCATCCGCCAATCTCTCAGTAACCTCATCCCCAGCAGGCTGACCGCTCAGAGGACTTGGCATACCGAACAGTGACAACTGCTCTTCAACCTTATTTACCGGAAGTCCCAATTCTTCGGCAACCTCAACCCGCTCTTGGTCCTTGACTTTCTTCCGATTTATAAAGTTGTAATGATCGCGGACCCTTTCCCCGGTATTCAACATTTCAATCCCAACCCGTCGAACCCTCTCTCGTAGATTGACTTCCACCCCTTCCCTATTCCACGGACCGGGCAATCGTCGCCTTCTCAATTCTTTCTCAACAGCCTTCAAATCGTCAGGCAAATCTCCTATTCCGCTATATGTTGTTCGATTGTTGTAATGACGACCGAATCCTGCTTTACGCTCCGCTATCAAATCTTCATCAGACATCGACCTCAGATTCACAGCAGGGGTACGCCTATCCGCCCTTTCCAATGATCGAGCGTCGCTCCTTTCTGATCGAGCGTCGCGCCTTTCTCCCCGACGAATAACCCTCTCTCCCCTTCGGCGTCGCAGCGCACTAGGACTCTCAAGATTCAGTTCGGCCCGTTCCCGATCCTGCCGCGCAATCAGATTTCCAACACGTTTCCGACGCTCACGGGCAGACGGCAGTTCGTCTTCACGCGCCACGCGCCCGGGCAGGTCCAAACCCATCCTCGAAGCCACGTTCTCATCGCGAAACCTCAAACTCATTTCACGACGCGCCCGCCTAGGTGCTCGCGCCGCTTCCCGTCGCACCTCCCGCTCCTCCCGCTCGGCATTCCTTTCTGTGGCACGGTCACGAGCCTCCGCAAATCTTTCTTCTGCTATCTCATAGTTCCGGTCACTTCGCCCTTGTAGACGATTAGCCCGTCGGGCTCGATATTCAGGTTGCGTTCGAATACGTCGTATACGACGCTGCATATTCAACCGCCGCAACTCTGCCCGAGCCTGCTGAGGCGTGAAATCTGCTCGCGCCCGGAGCCTGACATCCCGATCGTCAATCACCTGTTGGCTGCCCCGGCGACCACGGCTAGCAATAGACGCCCCAATCCTTCGAGCCCCCATAAACTTCGGTTGATACCTCTGCCCTATTGGCGATTTGGGATGCTCTCCCGGTGAATACTCTCTCCGCTTTCCTTGAGCGTTTACCAGATATGCACCAACCAACAACCTTCTGGCCCCAGCATTCAGATTCGTAAAACGAGTCCCAACAGGACGCTCCCAAATAGTTCCATCCTGAACCAGACCATCACCCTCACCATCCACAGCATCAGGGTCATACGGCACCACCTTCGGCATCCGACGCGCAAGTTTGCTGATGCGGCGTCCACGCATCCGCCCACGCAACAACCCCTTCACCATCATCTCAGGATCTTCCAAAGCCCTACCAAACTTGGCCGCCTTGAAATCAATCAAAGATTCTTTTCTATATTCCTCACCAATCAACACGCTGGAAAGATTGGTAGACCCTTTCCAAGGAACTGGATTCGATCGCAGCGACAACGCTTTCTGTTCCATCTCCAACACGGCAAACTGACCACGCTCGGGCCGCCAATACTCAGACTTGGTCGGACCACCCTCTTCTTCACCCGGTGGAACCAAACTGAACGGCTTAACCACACCCAAAGGACGACGAGGAGCACGCAACGACAAGAACGTTTGGAATATCCAACGTGGGACAATCCTTCTCTCACCCGACACGTTGTACACAACTACCCGTTCATCCGCCCCCGATATATTTCTAAAATCGGTACTGACGGACAAACTGTCAGCAAACTCTTTCGCCAGTCGCAACATTGCCTCAGCCGGGTTGTGCGAAAGATTCGCATGCCTGACTAACCCACCCCACCTAGTTCTGATCCTTGACGCCGTAGCAACATCCAGATCCTTCTTGCGCGACAAAGTGACGGAACCCTCTGGGAACGCATACACAATTGCCTTCGCCCCTCTGGTCAACAGCCGTACTTCATCCCCGGTCATCTGCCCCTGTTCGGGAATCTTCGAAGTAACATAAATAGAGTCTTTTATGCTGTCGTGATCAACCCTCGCCAGCGCCTCTGGACCAAGCGTCGGCTCAAGCACCGCCCCGTCCCTACGCACAAGACGAGTCTCATTCTCATTCTCAGATAAATGAGAAATGACATCTACCGTTGATGAATCCCGCCGCTTTTTATTCGGCTTAGTCTTTGGCCGCATCGCCGCTTCACGGATGACAGCAAAAGGATCACCCTGTGGCTTGTTGATAACAATGTCTCTAACCAAGTCTGGAAGGTCTTCAGCCTGAGCGGACTCAAAACGACGAGTCATCTTTTCTATGTCAACTTCGGTAACAGCGCCCGGACCCTTTGAGGGAGAGTCAAAAAGCACACCGCCGCAATTGGTCAACTTCGGATCAGTGAATCGACCACCGTTCAAGTAACCAGATGGACACCGTAGGGCTTCAGCCGCTGCAATAGTCGGTAGACCACCACCGATACCTCCACCGCCACCGAGTCCACCGCCACCGAGTCCTCCGCCACCGAGTCCTCCGCCACCGGGAGTCAACGCCCCCCACAACAGAGAACGACCCGGACTGCGATACTTGCCCATATCGCCGGGAGTAAAGAACGATCCAAGACTGGACAAGAGCCGTCCACCACGCCCGTGGGCTCTCGGTCCTCTGGGGATCCTCTTGAAGTCCAAGGTGTCTAAAGGACTTCTCACATAATGTTCGTCCCATTCAAAAGAACCCGGCATGGGAACAGACCTGCACCCCTGCTTAAATCGTGCAGCCTTGTATTCAACGGCGTTCTGATCGCCGTTGATCGGCCGTGTCGCCATCCCGCCTAACCGTCGATAAATTCTCCAACTCGCTATCTCTACGCCACTATCACTTTTCCCGCGACGACGCTTTCTTTTCCCGGGAATAGCACGACGTAGAACACGACCGGCCCTACCACCACCACGAACGCCATGATGATTACCTTCGTTGGGCCACTTACCGGTCGTTTCGTGATGCAGCCACGCGCAGATACGCTGAAGCGGATACAACTCCGGATGATTGGCTAAAATCACAATGCACCGCCGGAAACCGCCCGGCTTTTTCATAATGGGACGCCAATATCGAAGAAGTGCCTCTAAATTCCCACGCCTTGGACCGTGACCATGAAGAATGTCTCCAGTGATCCGCTCCTGAGGGATTATGTCTATTAAATCTTGAGGCAGTTTTACCTCAAGACCAAAATCACCCATGACACTCCCCACGGTTACTTCTTCTTATCGGTGGCCTTTTTCTTGGGGGTCTTTCCGTCCGTATATGCTTCATTCACATCGGGAGTGCTCTCGTCATCTTTGACAAAATGACCCTTCACTGTCCGGGCTCGCTCGCCCGTGGCTTCAGAAGCAGGAGCCGCTGGCTCTTCTCCCACATGCACGATCCGTCCCAAGTTGGGATCGAAATAACTTTTCTTATCCATCTGAATCACTACCTTCAATCGGGAGTTCTGCTTCTAACATTTCCATTTCCATCATCGAAGAAACAAAATCTGCCTCTAAAGCAGACTTCTCTTCTTCACCCCATTCCACTGGGAGTAGATCCATGCGGTCCAAATCGTGTGCCCGCTGTTCAATATGGAATCGGAGTTCATCCGTCTTAATCCGATAACTAACGTGGACGGCGTGAGTCAAATCTTCACTAGTCAAAATGGGATAAGAACCATCCTTCAAAGCAAGACCGTCTTCAGCCATCTGGGCCACATCAGAAGTGGCATAGTTCCGCTTCAGGTACAACTCTGACTCAAGCGCTCGCTTCTCTATCCGTAGCGCTTTAATCTCATCCTCTTCATTCTCGGTGAACTCAATCATGTCCGAACCAAGGAACTGTCCGGTAACCCCGACATAAGCGTCATACGACTTGCCGTCGGTGCCGTCGATTTCAACAACGTAGGCATCCTCGCCTTGGAAAATATCTACGTCCACACCAAGAGACTTGCCCTTGACGTGCTTCAACGCCGTCTGTTCAGCCTGATCGAAGGACACAACCTTCACAGACTCTTCTTCGGCAGACTTAATCGCAGCGTTCTCATCCAACCTGATCCAACCAAGCGGAGAACCATTACCAGCGTAATACGCCTCCAAAAAGCCATCATCAGTCTTCAAGTCAAGAACAAAGATGTCATCCTTCGGCGCATAACCCGAATCAACGATCTCACCCTTGTATTCCGCTTCGGCAGCAACTTCTACCTCTAGGAGACTTGGAAGACCCTTTTCGCTGGCACACCCGCCACGACAGAAGTTGCAGACATCTCCAGAACGCACCTTCCGTTCGACGCCACACATGAAATCGTCTCCTCCAAACGATTTGATTTCTGCCGAAGTCATTCCTAAACGCTTCAAACGCTTCGTCAAACCCATGGGATCCATCAAAGTGTTCTCTGGAGATACCCCAGCGTCAGCCTCTTCTACGTCATCTTCTTTCCTGACAAGAACAGCCTTCGGAAGACGAGCGGCATTTCGCTCTTCCTCTTCCTCTTCGGGACTATTCTCATTTCGCTCTGCCGCCATCGCCAGCAATCGCGCCAAGCGGGGATTGGCCGACGGAACTGACGCATCCGGAGGGGGAGGAGGCATCCTGTCGGGTGTCGGTGCCTCATTGAGCGGTGCCGGAGGAGCCGGAGAGGGCGGAGGAGCCGCCATCCGAGGACGCTCCCTTTCATCCGCTTCAGGCTGTGGCCGCCTTTCGTGACGCTTCGCATCCTCCTCTTCGGGATACGGCTGCTCCTCTTCCTCGTCTTCGTCAACCTCTACCTCATAAGCCTTCATATCTTCAGTGACCTGTGAGGGGTCCATTTCCACGACGACAATGCGCCGCTTCTTGGGCGCAACCATCTCGTTCTTTTCGTCCTCTTCCTCATCAAACTCTGGGTCACCCGGCTGTAATACGACAGCGTCATACGGGTAACCGGTCGCTACCGGGTGAGCCTTCTCATCGTCTTCAGCCGACTTTTCCTCGCCGTCAGACGCTTCCGCCTCTTTGGCAGCAACGCTGTGCCACGGACAATTTTCGTCCTTGCATTCCTCTTCAGAATGGTCAGCCTCTTCTCCAGCATCATCCTCGGCTTCGACTTCAGTCTTGACCTCAGCATCTTCCTCTAAGGCTGTAGCGATACCCTCCAAAAGAGCAATCTGCTCGTCTAAAGACTTTTCTTCAACAGCCTCAGACTGTTCGTCTGTAACCTCTTCGGACATTATTAACTCCTTGTTACTGGGTTTCGCCAACTAGCAAACTGATATTCGACAACGCCTTGCTCATCGCAAGAACAACGCCGTCCTTTTTCCGCTCATCCCGCGGCAACAAAACATCCAAAGTTTTGACGCCAGCAGCAAACAACTCTGGAGTTGGGAATTTCACCGCAACTCCGGCTTCCACCAATGCTTCAATCACATCAGCCATTTCATCTTCCGTCTCGCAATCAAATGGAAGAGATTTCGAAAACTCGTCATAATCCCCGGGCAGGAGCACCTTTTCCCCAACGGGCTCCTTCTGCTCCAACGGTCCCTCCGAAGGGGCTACTTCGCTGACGATGCTTCGTAGGATGTCAATCGCCTGATTCAACTTCTGGATACCTCGGGCGTCAATCTTTTTGGCGCCTTTCACTTCAGTGTCTTCATCCAAAGTCTTCTCTCCGCTACAACCGCCACAAGTCCCACCGCACTCACAGCCCGCACCCTTTGTCTCGCTGTCTAGAACGCGGACAAAAGTTTCCAAAACGGCTTGCTTCGGTTTTGAAAACAAGTACTCAGAATTATCTTCATCGTATTTATAGTTAATAACCCACGCTTGATCATTCTTAGTAACCACTGCTCGGGTGTCATCAAAATCCCACAATGTCACAGCCTCATCAAAAACTGTGTTAACTGCCTTCTCTAATACCTCAGCAATATCAGAAACCACCTCGGTGCTTGGCTCTTCCGTGTCAAACACATTTTTGACAGCGCAAAGTTCTCCATCGGTACCACACGAAGATTCCTCGTCGTCTTTCACCGACAGGGTGCCCGTCAACTGATTGGCGCCGTGTAGCACCGGAGAGCATTCGTATAGTTCTACTTCTTTCAGGATGTTCGCCTGATTAGTGGCGTCGTAATCGGCATCAATCGTCTTGTAGCCGATGCTCCATTCCTGCTCCTCCCCGAAAAAGGCAACATTCGCAAAAGCCTCTTTCCCGCGCTCTGAGTTCAAGTTGAACTGAACCTTGGCGAAAAGACCACCAACACCGGCATCAAACATCTTCTGAGGTAGTCGTCGGTCCTTCGGTGCAACTTCGTAAATATCTATAACTTTGCCAATTGGCTCATTCCAGTTGTGCCCCCACACCACCCGTGGTTTACGTCGTTTGAGGCTGGCGTCGAAAGCACCCGGAATGATGATGTCGCCTACGGAATCTTTATTGCCAATAGCAGCAACGAAACACTCCACAATGCCCTTTGCATTGTCAATATTGATCTGACCTGCACGAGCCTTGAATTGAATCTCAGATGCTTCTGTAAAAGTTAGAGTTGACATAATCACCCTTGTAGTTCAGACTACAAAAAGTGTACACTGCCACAACAACTCGTGCTGCATAGTTTACTAAAATCCATTTAAGTAAACTACTACGCCTCTCCGAACTTCAACAAACAACGACAATTAATTACCAACTCTGGAGGTGCTAGAGGATCCCCGGGGAACCTCAAAGCGTGCTTTCCGGTCTTAAAACCCTCCCCAATCGGAATACTTTTCCCCTGTAAAGCGGCATGAGCGGCCCTAACCTGCCCATCGTTACGGGTGACCCACGTTTTCGTAGTTGCTCCAGCACCCCTGCCCCCAAAAAATAGGCCAGCGTTATAGGCACCAGTACTCTCAACCTCAGATATGTCCTTCAACCGCTTCGTCAAAAGAGCAGCAAACACGGCACCAATCGCAGTTGACAGCATGGCCGATTTAGCCCCCACCGGAGCAGTATCTCCATCGTCACCCAACAATAAGGTTGCCAACAAGATCGCTGCGCCCAATTCTTTCTTCGTAGTCTGGTTCACATACTCCGCTCGCGTCAACTGAGATTCAACATATTCCTGAACCTCTTCCTCCTGTATGTCAACCTTCTCATCAGATTCCCGCAACGCCGTTGTCGATGACTCCGTCATCGCTCCTTCAATCACGGGCTTCAAATCTTCCCTCAGTTGTTTATTCCAAATGGACTCATCAAAAATCTGTTCAACCTTTAATTCTCCCGTCAACAAAGATCGTTTTGTTTTCGCCCCTGAAACCTTTTCCGTAACAACTCTTTCTTGCCGTTCAAAATAACGTTCCAAGGATCGACTAAAAATTGCTTCCCACCGATCAATGTCCTGAAATGCCTTGTGCTCCCACTGTCCATCAAGATCAAACCGCTTGATATCTAGATTGCCTATAAACGATCGAGTTTTTAACCCTTCCCCCTCTGGAAACATCAATCCATCCATCTCTGGCTCAGGTACCGGCTCTGGCGGGGGAACAGCAACACCGGCTCCCTCTGGCGGCATACCCTCTGGCGGCATACCCGGCATACCCGGCATACCCGGCATACCCTGTGGCATCGGCTCTTCTTTCGGCATCGGCTCTTCCGTATTACCGATTGCAGCAAGATTGGGACTGGCCAACATTGAATCCGCCAGATAAGCATCAACCTTGTCCCTACCCGTGATCTCACGATACTCGTTAGGAGTAATCATCCCCATCTGGGCTTCTTGTAGATAGTGGCGTTCCTTCTCCTGCTTCGCCAGTTCAAGCACTGGTACAGACGTAGTATCAAACGTGACATAGAAGTTCTCATCCAACACGTCAAGCCCACGAGACAACAACTCAAGATGAGGATTCATCGTTTCGTTCCAGAAAACCTTGCCCTCTTCTTGTGCGTTTGAAAAGGTTCGTCCAGCAGCGTTACCAATAACACTCTCCGGCACACCGAATGAGGCCAGAATCTCTTCTTTTGTTATTTGTCGTAGCGAGTCATACGCCGCTTCTCGGGGGCTTGCTGCCGTATCAACGAAATCTGCTCCATCATCGGATGAGATAACGCCGATTCCTCCAGTGCGTGCAAGATTCCCTCTGAATCGTGCTTGAAGTTCTTGTTTATCGTCATCGTCAATCATTCCTCTTAGTACAAGCAGTCCGCCCGGACGGCCGTCATTCAGCAAGAAGTTCCTGTTGTACAACTTGGCCAAATGTTCCACTTCGATCGCTACCCCCGCTGACTCCATCGGGGTCATCGACAGGTAAGGATCCAACGGGTGCGGACGCCTAATCCAAATCACATTCTTTGGATTCAATCTCTGCTTTTTCCCGTTGGGAAGTTCTACCTCGAATGCTGCTACAAATTTCTTTTCATCTGGAATCGGAGCCGTGCTCTGAGGTGGCAACAGATGCAACGCGGCAGGATGGCCGCCCCTAGCCCGAACGATCTCGATGAACACTCCGCGGGTGCTCATCAGCAACTGAGCAGAAACCCGATACCTGAAAGCAAACGCGCTTTCACCATCATTCGACTTTTGATTCAGCAGCGTGGTTAAATCTTCATTTTCCTCATCGCGTGGAACCCTCTCACCGAAAGGTGAGTTATCTCGCAAGAAGGCAATAGGCAAACGTGCTTGGTTGCTAGAGATAGCATCAATAGCGCGATAGACCCAAGTAACCTTCGCGACTCCCTCACGGTAAGCACGTTCTATATCCCAACCATCATTATACGGCTTGCCCACAAGCCCGGCGTTATATGATACGGGAGCCCCGATGGAGATAGACTTCTTACCATCTGGACTAATCGCTTTATTACTGGAGTTCCATGCCATATTTATTCAGCGCCCAACAGATAGCCGTAGAGACCTAGGGCCAGCCCTAATGCAGCCAACCCTAAGCCCGTGTTAAATTTGCCCAAGCCAAACCCCAATAGTATTACAGAAGAAAGCATGCACACATGAGCAATGGTTGAACGCTTTGGTAGACTTTTGAAATCGAACACGTTTAAATCCTGTCGCTATCAGGCGCACGTTTACAGAAAGTGTACAACACAATGAATGACTGGGCAGACATCTACGAATTCCTCCAACCTAAACCTTCACTATTCTGTCCTGAGGCACCTTCTCTGACCCAAAAAACATACCTTAGATCAGCCGCCCTAGAAGCGCTCTTCGGGGGTGCCGCTGGTGGTGGAAAATCTTCCGCCCTGTTGATGGCTGCTCTTCAATACGTTCATGTGCCAAATTATTCAGCAATCCTCTTCCGGCGCACATACGCCGACTTGGCACTTCCGGGCGCGCTCATGGATCGTTTCCTCAGTTGGATCAAACAATACGACGAAATAAGATGGAATGGATCCACCTATGTAGCAACCTTTCCATCCGGCGCAAGAATTACGTTTGGTTATCTAAACAACCAAAACGATTATTTAAGGTACAAATCTTCAGAATTCCAAATGATTGGAATGGACGAGGTTACTGAAATCCGAGAATTCGACTATCGCTATATGTTCAGTCGTTTGCGTAAACCCAACAGCGGTCCACTCTCCGAGGTTCCTCTCCGCATGAGATGTGCTTCCAACCCCGCGCCCAATTGGGTTAGACAACGCTTCATCGTGGAGGGCGAAAAAACGGGCCGCATCTTCGTCCCTAGTTTTTTGGACGACAACCCCGGCATTGATCCCGACTCTTATCGAATCGCTCTTGCCGAGATTGACCCAACGGAGCGGGCACGACTAGAAAACGGCGACTGGTGGGCAGTGTCTTCTGGAAGCATGTTCGACCGGGAAGCGTTTATCATCATCGAACCCACGGACCTGCCTGATTTCAAACAACCCGAGTACGTCAGATTTTGGGATCTCGCTGCCACCGAACCTTCTGCCGTCACCCCCGACCCAGACTGGACCGTGGGCGTTCTCGGGGTGTTCGATCAGGGCGTGTTCTACGTCATCGATGTACAGCGCATCCGAGGAAAAGGTGACGTTATCGAACGACTCATCGCTGATACCGCCCAAATCGACGGCCCCCATGTTTCCATTCGCATGGAGCAAGAACCGGGCAGTAGCGGCAAAAACCTTATTGACCAGTACGCCCGCTATGTGCTCCCCGGTTGCGACTTCATCGGGATCAGGTCTACCGGTAACAAGATAGTTCGAGCCAAGCCGTTCGGTGCCGCTCTCGCCAACGGCAACATCCGGTTAGTGCGCGGCCCGTGGATCACTGACTACTTGGACGAGATGGCCACCTTCCCAGAGTCATCGTGGCACGACGATCAGGTCGATGCCACTTCCGGATGCTTTACGGAAGCCGCCGGTTTGGGTCAAGGTGTCAGGGGTCGGGTAAGAATTATCGTCTGATGCTTGACTCGCTCACCGACGCGAGGATATGGTCGGCGCTCCGGCCTACCGGCGTCGCCTGACCAGCGTCGTTCGCCCGTTAGAGGGGCTGGAATCTTAACGTCCTGTGGTGGGACGCCCCTGACCTACACTTCATGGTGGAACTCGGCAGCAGTCAGCACCAGTACCAGAACGAAATCGGATGAAGTGTGGATGCCCGCTGACCGACCGCTTCTGTTCAAAGCGCAAGGTGCCATTTACGACAGTCCGACTGTGACCGGAGTAAATCTTGGTTCTCCGTTTGGAGGGCCAAGAACTCTTGCCCTCTTGCTCCCAGAGTAACGATTTCCTCTTTCACTTATTCTACTTGTTCATTAATTAGGTTATTAATTAATTACGAAAATCGAACGTTTGTTCGGGGAGGTTGTCTTTGTCACAGGGCTCTGGTACCGTTCTCGCGTACTACTACTACTAGAGGAGAAAATATGGGACTCCAAGAAGACCTTCAAGCCTCATTGGACAAGTTGGATGAAGCCATCCATCACGAACGTAGCGCCACTGATCCTGAACGGACGATGCGACTCATCTTTCTTGGGTTCATAGTTGGTGAGGCTAAAAAAACCATCGCCTCATTACAGAAGGAGGCAGCAGACATATTGTTGAAGTCTGATTGGGACCGTAGCCCCTTTCAGAACCAGCACTTCTCCATGGAGACTAAAACTGGGCAGCCGCGTAAGAAATGGGATCACGACGGTTTAGCAACACTGGTCGCCAAAAGGATTTCCGACAGTTCCATCGACATGGATACTGGCGAGGTTCTAAAGAGTGCCCAACAGATGATCAAAGAATTGCTTGAGTACGCAGCACCTTCTTATTGGAGGGTTGGGGCATTGAAGGAACTTGGTATCGACCCGGATGATTTTTGTGACGTTGGCGAACCATTGACCAACCTTATCTATAGGAGTAGTAATGTCTGAGAAGTCGCAAGCCGATCAACTGGCAGAACCATTTGATGACACGCTCATCTATCAGCGTTCCGTCGGAGGACGCCAGTTCGATTATGTCGCCGTGGCTGAATACGTCGCCCGACTGAACAAGGTGCTTGGACCAAGCAATTGGAATTATGAGGTTTTGAAGTGTCATGTCCAACCCGAATACAAAGAACATATAATCGCCCATGTTCGGGTTACTGCAAATATCGACGGATCAACTTGTTACAAAGAACAGTATGGCGGGGCGAAGATCAAAATTATGAAGTCCGGTGGAGTCATGGATCTTGGCAACGACTTCAAAACGGCAGCGTCAGACGCTTTCAAAAAAGCATGTCAGGGGCTAGGCATTGCCTTACATTTAGCCCGCAGCGAAGAGGCGTTGGCCTTGGAGATCGAAGAGTCTTATCCTGTTCCTCAAGAACAGTGGGACGTTTTCGTTGGCAATTTCAAGAGCCTTGACGACGAGAAGAAGAACGAGTTTCGATCTTGGTTCGTAACTGAAGGATTGGGCGAGAAGCCACAGCGGAGCATGGACGCTGAAGGATTCCAGAAGGCTCAGATTGAAGTCATCCGTCTGTCCTTCGGGGCAGAAGAAGTAGAAGAAACATATTAATGACTGATTTCCATATGCCCGATTCGTTTTATGATCCACCCGACGAAGAGGAACCCTGCGAGCAGTGCGAGAACGCTGGCTGCTATCTATGTGACGCTCAAATGGCATACGATCATTGGGCTGACAAACAGATGCAAAAACAAAAAGAGGAGAAGTAATGAACCAGATCGGTACGATGCACGAAGACACTCTTACTCTTGGAGAATGGAAAAAGGTCAGACAGGCTGAACGAGACCGAATGGACGAGGAAGCAAAAAAGAAGAAGAAATAATATGAATACCATAGCGCCAGCAACGATGATCCAGCGGTTTAAAGAACGAGCCGAAGCGGTACGCAAACGCACCATACCGCCGATCGCTGGGGCTGAACGCAAAGCGTTTATCCAGCAAGCCGAGTTGGACTATCAAGATTTTCTGCTTATCGCTGATGCTGAAATCAGTTTTGATGGTGGGGTTTTGACGATTGATTTACGACCCGCCATTTGTGATGCTGTTATCAGCGGTCGAAGTTTGGAAGTGGAAACAAAAACAGCGATGAAAAATATTACCGATGCTCTGCCCACTGATGGAGCAAAGATCACTCCTAAGATGCTGGATTCTAAATCTGACCTTGAAGACTTGATGAAGGGTTCAGAAATGTTCAAGGTGGTCGAAACCGTCGATCCGATTAAGCC